ATGAAAACTCCGAAGTAGAGGTTGCGGCTATTGCCTTTGTTGATAAACCGGCTATTGAAAGGAATTTCTTAGCATTTAATAAAGCCGTGCCTTTAGAGTTTGCGGTTAACGATGAAAAAAGAATAGTGTCAGGTCCGGCAATGATCCCTGAGACACTTATTTACCGCAGGGATGAAAACGGGGAGTATGATGTTTTCTTCTCACGGGAAACGGTTAAAGAGATCGCTTTAAAATTCTTCAAGAAAGATTACCACAAGAACTTAAACCTCTTTCATGATCCAGCCCTGACGCTTGAAGGCGTTACCATCTTCGAATCATTTGTCTCTGACGCTTCCCGTGGGATCTCCCCAATGAAAGGCTTTGAGGACTTACCTGAGGGGTCGTGGTTTATTTCGGCGAAGGTCGAAAATGAAGATTTATGGAATAAAATAAAGTCAGGCGAGGTAAAAGGATTCTCCGTTGAGGGACTTTTTTCATATAAAAAGCGGACAAAACAGGAAAATGCCCATATAGAAGAAAAAGGGCTCATGGCCGATATAAAAAGTATCCTAACGAAAATCGAACAAAAATTCTTCCCCGCCGGAACTCCGGCGGCTCCTACACCTGGCGTAACTGACCCACAGGCACTTGGAACAATGCAGTTAAAGGACGGCACAGAAGTATCTGTTTCCGCTCTTGAAGTGGGTGGAACCGTAACAATCGGTAACGCCCCCGCCCCCGCCGGTGAGCATGAATTAATGGATGGTACAAAGATTACCGTTGGCGAAGCCGGGGTAATTACAGCCGTAGCCACAGCAGAGCAAGCCCCGGTAAGTGATTACTCGGAGCAGTTCAATCAGATCAATGAAAAGTTCACAGCATACGAGCAAAAGTTTGCGGACTATGAAGGGCGTATTGCAAAGGCTGAACAGTCTCTTAACTCAGCGAATGAAACAATCGTAAGACTTGTTTCCCTGGTTGAGAAGATGGCCGAAGCTCCAACCGCCGATCCTGTGACAGAATCAAAAAATAATTTTCAATCGCAAGCATCTCAAACGAAAGAAGATCGAAGGAAAGAGCTTGCCACTATCCTATCAAAAATCAAAAAGAAATAACCTATGGGATTCACCGTATCCTCCCTTACTAACTACGTTAACGAGCAGTCAAAAGAATTACTGGTGGCACTTCAGTTTGAAGCTGAAACCGGCCAACTCGCCAACGTTCAAACGGGCATAAAAAGTTCAGCAGCCCTTCAGCTTCTTTCAAACTCTCCTGTACCTCAGGATGGTTCCAGTTGCGGATTTAACGCATCGGGGGACACTACGTTTACTCAACGTATACTGTCTACTTCAGCGATTAAGTACCAGGATACTTTGTGTCCCCGCACACTTGAAAGCAAGTGGACGCAAATCATGCTGAAGAAAGGCCAGAACTATGATGAGAGTTTTGCGCCAGAGATCATGAAAACGATCCTTGACGATGTGCTTGCACAGATCAAGAGACGCCAGGAGACTGCGGATTGGCAGGGTGACACAGCTTCCGGTTCTTCTTACCTGAACCGCTATGACGGTTTGATTAAGATTATCAAAGCAGCTACCGGAACAACCACGGCAACGGCTTCCACATGGAACGCTACCAATGCCAGGGCTATTATCAAAAACATTATTTCCAATATCCCGGCTGCGCAAAAAGGTGATCCGAAGGTTAAAATCTTCATGGGCTACGATGCAGCCGAAACATACAGGCAAGCTCTTATGGACGCTAACCTGTATCATGTAGCGACTGGAACAGGTTCACAAAAAGGTTTGATGGCCGAAGGTTCGGTTCACGAAATCGTTCCACTTCACGGACTTGATGGCCTCACTGGAAACACAGGCGACAATCCATTCATTTTCGCTTTCGACCCGGATAGAAACCTTTACCTGGGTGTGGATATGGAGAACGAAGAAGAAGAATCAAAAGTTTGGTATAGCCAGGATGATGATAATGTTAAGTATTCATTCCGTTTCCGTAGGGGCTGGCAGATCGCTTTCCCTTCAGAGATCGTTGAGTATTCTAACTCTTAATCCGTACTCTTTAAATTAATATAAATGGCTTGTGCATTAACGCAAGGATATAGTTTGGATTGCCGGGATTCCGCCGGCGGTGTCAAGTCTGTTTACTTTATCGAGTTCGGTAACGTATCAGGAACGACAGTAGCGTCTGGTGTTGTAACAGCAATAGCAAAGGCTAACAACTCACGGTTTTGGAAATACAATTTGCAAAGAGCCACCGCCTCTTTCACAGAGGAGTACCAGGATTCAGCAGAGAACGGCACATCATTCAACCGCCAGACATTAACCGTTATCCTGAACAAGATGCAGGCATCACTCAGAAATGAAATTGCCCTGCTTGCTCAGAACAGACTACTTGCGGTTGTCGAAGATCGCAATGGTAAATACTGGCTCCTGGGTTACGAGAACGGTATCCAAAGAGAAGGCGGAAACGGATCAACGGGCACAGCAATGGGAGACCGTAACGGGTATACATTGACATTCACAGGCGACGAAAAAAACATGGCCTACGAAGTAACGAGCGGCATTATTGCAGCACTAGAAACCCCGTAAGGTTTAGCAATGGGTTCTATAATCTAAAGGCCGCCGTAAAATCGGCGGTTTTTTTATAAATGATAGTAC